AGAACAACTCCGCATGGACAACATCATCAAGGAAAACGCCATGTTGAAAGAGAAAATGAGCGAACACCTGCGAATTTACGCGGACATGCTGAACGAAAATGTATGCCTAAAAGCGCGACTGGAAACATTGAGTGAGGTGATGGGCTGGCCGATGGCGGCGGAGTACGACAAATGACCGAATCAGACGCTCTTTGGCTAATCAACAACACGCCCAGCCTGCAATCTCTGCTCTACGATATTGGGATGCTCCCAGAACAACTAAATCCAGGCACAATCCAATGGAGCCGAATGCTGGCGTATGCCTACGCGTATCAGGCCGGGCGGGATGGTGTTCCGTTGAAGGAAGCGGCGTTTTGATCTCAAAACCACCAAAACCTAAAAAATGCCGTGTTTGTCGGGAGCTATTTACCCCGACAAGGGCGATGCAGATTTGCTGCACCCCGAAATGTGCTATCGAGAAAGCGCGGCAGGACAGGTGCAGGAAAGAGGGTAAGGAAGCCACCAGAGAGCGCGTGGAACTGCGTAAAGCGAAGGATAAGGCCAAGACAAGGCGGGAGTGGATTAAGGACGCACAGGCCGCATTTAACGCATTCATCCGTGCGCGTGATGATAAATTACCCTGCATTAGTTGTGGCAGGCATCATCAAGGCCAGTATCACGCCGGGCACTACATGCCAACAAGCACCCGCCCATCGTTGAGGTTCAACGAGATTAACGTACACAAACAATGTTCTGCCTGCAACAACCACCTGCACGGAAACTTGGTGAATTACCGCGTCGAACTAATCAAAAAAATCGGGCTAGAATTGGTTGAGTGGCTGGAAGGCGAACATGTACCAGCAAAATACACCATCCCAGAGCTGATCGGAATTCGAGACAATTACCGACTAAAACTAAAAGAATTGCGCGCAAGTGGTTGATTGAGATGCGAGATCAGACCATTCTATGCGGCATGGGTAGGGATGCAGGAAATCATTAAGAGGGGGGAATTATGAGCGACGAAGCCGATATTGCATCAAATGCCGAGGAACTATTCAGGAGCGCCCAGTTAGCCCACATACGGGCGCTGGCAGGCATTGAAATCAAACCGTCGAGGGTATGCCTCAACTGCGGTGAGAAAACCCGCAAAGGGGCTAGATTCTGCGATGTAGACTGCCAGTCTGACCACGAGCGGAGAAATAAAGGTTGACATGCTATCCCAATTTGATATAGAATTCATGCTGAACACTAGCAATGGGCTGGTGTGATTTTGGAGGAAATGAAATGGAATTTTTATCGCTTTATAGTATCGCTGCTGCCTGTTCAAAAACCGGAAGAGTCGGGAGGCAACACAGATCCGAAGCTGATGAAGTTTTGTTATCTATTGTAAAAAGTGGTCATAACTCCGGCGGTAAAGAGCGTATTGCTTTATCTGTAAAAATAAACAAACACCTTGCACAAAAAGCGCGTTTTATCTTTGGCGATCGCCTTGATATTTTAATCTCAAGCGATGGTTCAACAGGACTTATTAAGCGCGTAAAAGAAGGCGGTTTTGCCGCAACGTCATCTGGTAGCAAAACATCCGATATTTATATCAAAGTGACATGGTACGAAGGGATGCCAAAGCCCGAACAGAAAACATACTGTCCAGCAACACTTACAGATGACGGGATTACATTCAAGCTAAAATGACCGGATTTGAACTAAAAACCTTACGCAAACAACTCGGCTTGTCGCTGGCGGTAGCGTCGCGGCAGGTCGAGACTAGCGTATCGACTTGGTGCAGGTGGGAGTCTGGAAAGCAAAAAATACCACTTGGCGCTATCAAGTTGTTCAAGCTACTGAACAAAACAGCCATAACGAAGATTGATTCTCCAAAAAACAATGTATAATGCAAATGCTGGTAGGGTAGTCGATACCCGCCTAACCAAGTTAGCGGAGGCTTCCACTCTTTAAGGAATCCGTTGGTCGGGATTCAAACAGGCACAGCTCGTAAATGCAGGGGGCCGCTCAATCATTACCCTGCGCTAACGCAACATGGGGAAGCCACACAACGAATCCCATGAAGCTGTGCAATAGACTACTTGACTCAGTGGCTCACTACTGATATAAAATCGTCATCAAACCAAAGGCAAAGGCAAAAAACTGCCAAAGAGATCATAAATGGCTGCACGATTAAACCGTAGGCATTCTCAAGAGGTGCGGGATAAAATCCAGGCATCCGTCATCATTGACAGGCTGCAAAAGCACGTTAATGGCAAGTTAGAGATGACTTCAACACAGGTAAACGCTGCTAACTCATTGTTAGATAGGTCAGTTCCTAAACTTTCACAGATTCAACATGTTGGTGATTCAGATAACCCGGTAGCCTTTACCGAGATAATCCGCAAGATCATCAAATGACTGGATTGGTTATTGAGACAGCTTCGGTATTTGAGCCATTATTGGCTCCATCTCGTTATAAAGGCGTTTATGGTGGCCGCGGTTCAGGGAAGTCTCATTTTTGTGCTGACCTATGGCTGGATGAGAATGTACGGCAAAAACTAGACTTCGTTTGCCTTCGTGAAACCCTAAAATCGCTTGAGTTCTCAGTAAAGAAGCTGCTAGAGAGCAAGATAGAACAACACAACGCTGGCGCATACTTTGAGGTTCAAGACCGTCGCATCCTATCAAAAAATGGCGGAGTGACCATATTCGAAGGGATGCAGAACCACACCGCCGACTCAATCAAAAGCCTGGAAGGATTCGACCGCGCATGGTTCGAAGAGGCGCAAAACGCATCCGACAAGAGCTTAACCCTGCTTCGCCCGACTATACGCAAGATAGGTTCCGAGATGTGGTTCACCTGGAACCCAAACAAGGACACCGACCCGATTGACCAGCTGTTACGTGGTGGAATACCCCCAAAAGACATAATCCTAATTGAGGCGAACTACACAGATAACCCGTGGTTCACCCAAGAGCTAAATGATGAGATGGAGTTCGATCGGGCCAGGGACTTCGAGAAATACGAGCATGTTTGGCTTGGCAAGTATTGGAGCAACAGCGAATCAAGGATATTCAAGAACTGGGTGGTTGAAGAATTCGACCGTCCAGCCGGGACAATCTATAGGCTTGGCGCTGATTGGGGATACTCAATCGACCCATCAACACTTATCCGCTGCTCAGTGGAAGGCAATCGGCTTTATGTGGACTATGAGGCCTATATGATCGGGTGCGAGATTGTAAACCTTCCTGACTTATTCGACCGCGTCCCGGAAAGCCGTAAGTGGTTCATTAGGGCTGATTCTGCCAGGCCTGAAACAATCAGTTACATGCAGAAGAACGGCTACCCAAAGATGCAAGCCGCGCAGAAGGGAGCCAATTCGATCGAGGAAGGCATCTCATTCCTGCAATCGTTCGATATTGTTGTTCATCCGCGCTGCAAGCACCTGATTGACGAATTGAGCTGCTACAGCTACAAACGCGACAAACTCACCGACGAAGTGCTTCCGGTCATTGAGGACAAGAACAACCACGTCATAGACGCTTTGCGGTACGCCTGCGAAGGTATCAGGAAGGCAAATACCATTAAGCGTGTGGTAGAACCTGCCAGACATACCCGAAAAACAGGCACAAGTTGGCTTGGAGCTTGACAAGATAGGAATTGTGTTATACTTGCCGCACCTATCGTGAGATACGTTATCCCGCAGCCGGAGTTTTACATGCCAAACGAAGACGAAGTTGAGACAACGGAAGAAGAAAATAAAGAACTGTTGAAGGAAGCAGTGGAACGCTTCAAGGAGGCGGAGGAATTCTGGCGCGACAACTACAAAAACGCCATAGAAGATATGGAGTTTAGGGCTGGCGACCAATGGCCGAAGGAGATCAAAGACCTTCGCGCAAACCAGAACCGCCCTTGCCTTGTGGTCGATAAGTGCAACCAATACATTCGCCAAGTCGTTAACGATGGACGGCAGAACCGCCCCTCAATCAAAGTTCGCCCGGTCGATTCCGGCGCGGATGTTGAAGTCGCAGAAATCTATCAAGGCGTAATCCGCCATATCCTTGAACGCTCAAATGCTGACACAGCGTTAGATTCCGCCCTCGAATCAGCCGTTGTCGGCGGGATAGGGTTCTTCCGAGTCCTAACCGAATACGCTCACCCCCAGACATTCAACCAAGACATCATCGTAAAGCGAGTCAGAAACCCGCTTACTGTGTTCATTGAACCCCCTAAAGAGGCTGATGCTTCAGACATCGGATGGGGGTTTGTGGTTGATGAAATAAGCAAGGAAGAGTTCGAGAAAGAATACCCAAAAGCCAAAAAAACGAACTGGGAGATCGACCGCGAAGCATACGGCGATTGGATTATCGCAGACAAGGTTAGGGTTTGTGAGTATTGGTACAAAGAGGACACTGATGTTATGTCCCACCTGCTCGAAGATGGCACAATCGAGGATGCCGATACTTACAATAAAGCCGTGGCGAATGGCCTTAAAGTGCCTCAAATCGTCGATAGCCGCACCCTAAAGAAATCCACTATCAAATGGTGTCGTATGACTGGCGCGGAGGTGCTGGAAACCCGCGACTGGCTTGGCCAGTTCATCCCACTTATTCCTGTGTTTGGTAATGAGTACGACATCGACGGGAAAGTTACCTATTCCGGCCTGATTCGCACCATGAAAGACCCCGCGAGGTTGTACAACTACAGCCGTAGCGCGTTTGC